TCCGATCTCAGCTTAAAGCCTCAGTTCTTGTCGAGAAGTATATCGAACACTGGGGAGACAAAGAGCCTTTTGAGGTCGTTGATGTCGAAAAAGAATTTAACGTGCCTTTGCGCAATCCGGCGAACGGTCATAAGTCGAGAACATGGACTTTGTGTGGCAAGGCTGACGGTATCGTTGAACTGAATGGTGAACCATACATTCTTGAACACAAAACAACTTCATGTCTGGACGATGCTTATATTCAGCGTATCGGAATTGATAGGCAGATAGCGGTTTATGCAAACGCAATCAGGTATGTTTACGGGAACCCTGCCGTTGGTGCTATTTATGACATCCTCCAGAAACCGACAATCAGGATGAAAAAAGGTGAAACCGAAGAGGAATTTCAAGCCCGTCGTGCAGCCCTCATTGCCAAGTCAAAGACCGGCACGTCGTCGGCGAAACGTCAGGAACCTGAGTCGGAAGCGGCGTTCAAGCAACGTCTGAGAGAAACCATTGATGGTTCATACTTTAGACGTGAGGTTGTTAAATTCACGCCAGATGACATAAGGATGCACATGTCTGAGCTGTGGGCGATATCGAAAGAGATGCGTTCTGGTGTGCTTTACCGTAATACCGGGGAATGCAACGCACTCGGTCGTAAATGCCCATATCTTGAGCTGTGTCTCGCACGTGGTGACATGGCAAAGTGTGAGGGCATTTACACAACGAAGCGGGCAAACGAAGAGCTTTCTGCTGACATAAACGAGGGGGATGACCAATGAAATCATGCAAATGCGACCAGTGTAATGCGCGGATCCCGTATGGGAGCGTCGTTATTCGAGGTCTTTATGAGACAAAGTTTTGCTCGTTCAAGTGTTTTGTCGAGTATTTCGAGCCGTCCGTTGTTACGCCTGACGCGGACTGGTATTACGATGAGATAATGTCGGGCGAAGATTCTGACTGCGATTGTGGCGATTGCTGTCATTGTGAGAGGAGCCAGTATGACAAGTAAACAATTCGTGATTTTACTTTCAGTTCTGAAAGAGTTCGGCCTGCTGTTGGCGTCGGTAAAGGGGTTAGACCCGGATCTCACCAACAGAGATATGAGGCTTTTGGAGGCATTCCGGAACCGATTCAAGGAGAAGGTCGAGGCTTTCATTACAGCCTATAAAGATTCCGAACAAAAGATCATGGAGGGCCACAAAACTGTTGCCCAGAAATCATTACAAACACAAAAACAAAAGGGAGAGTCGAAATGATTACACTGCCGAAAGAGAAAACGAAACCGTCATGTTCCTTGAGCAAACTGTCAATGCTGATTTATGGTGCCCCCAAGATTGGAAAATCAACCTTTTGCTCCCGAATCGACAAGGCGCTGTTTATCGCAACGGAACCCGGTCTAAACTACCTCGAAACGTACAACGTTCGGGTGAATACATGGCTTGAGTTCCTTGAGGTTATGGCCGCCCTCAAACGCGAAGAACACCCCTTTGAGGTTATCGTCATTGACACAATCGATAGACTTTGCGACTTTTGCGACACGTACATTTGCGAACAGGCAAAAGTGCAGACGATCAGCGATGTCGGCGGCTACGGGAAGGGGTACGCATTGTTCAAAACAGAGATGAACCGTGTATTTCAGAAGATCTTCGCGATGAATCTTGGCGTGGTTATAACCTCACACACCGTAATGGCAGAGGTTCCGACCCCCTCCGGAAAGCAGATCCAGTATCAGCCGTCTGTTCAGAAACGCATTCAGGATATAATCATTCCCCTCGTTGATATCATTGGGTTTGCACATTCGATTTCGGCGATCAACAAAGACGGTGAATGCGTTGAAGCTCGCGTCCTTGAAACAGCCGAAACGACTTCATGGGTTGCGGGCGATAGAACCGGGCGTTTACCTTCGACACTGCCGTTCAATTTTCACGTGTTCAAAAAATACTTTATGAAGTCCGAAGACAAACCAAAGTCAGAAGCGGCAGAACGTGCAGCCGCAATTTCGGAAGAGATCCTGTCCGAAGACGCCGAGGCACAAATCGTTAAGCCAGAACCGGAACCCTCTGATGTTCAGGAACTCGACGAAGAGGTGAAACCGGAAGAAGTAAAGCCAGAAGAATCAGACAAGTTACAGCCCAAAACAACAAAACGCACAGCCAAAAAAGGAGAATAAATCATGTTTGACAACACAATGTGGAATAATGCCGAAATCGCCGATGATACACCGCAATTTACAGAGCTTCCGGATGGAAACTATGACGTCGTAATTGATTCGGTGTCGATGCGAGAACCCCAGACAACCAAAACCGGGTATCAGCTCCCGTCATTTCTGGTTATCAATTACACCGTTTTGACAGATGGCCCGTATTACGGGAAATGGTCAAGGATTGAAAACGGCTTCTGGAATGAGCAGTCGGCCTCGTTTATCAAACGTGACGTTATACGTTTGGGCTGCACAATACCTAAGAACTACTTAGACCTTCCGGTCGCACTTCAAGCTGCTGTGGGTAAAACCATAAACATAACCGTCAAAAACAAGCCTAGAAACGACGGAAAAGGCACTTTGACTAGCACCTACATAAACAAGGTTGTCGATTTGATTGTGCCACCGACCATACAGAAAGCCCGCGAGCGAAACGAAATTTCGTCCGAGAACGCAAAGCGACTTGCAAACATCACCAAAACAGACAATCCATTTGTTGACAACATTGCCGACGATGAAATACCATTTTAGCTAAAGTCTGCCCCGGCCATTAGCCGGGGCCTCGTTTCGTCTCATGGGGAGTTACAATGTGGTTCAGGATGAGTTTCAACTTATTGCATTCGTGTGTCTTTGCGGAGGCGACGATGCCACGTGGCAGAGGGGATCGGACTGAGTGCCGGTTGTCTCTTTTGATTCAGATGCTTTGTGCGGCGGCAGAAGGCGGTACCTTTGAATCTCCGGAGTATTTGTCGAGGCGGTTTGGCGTTTCGATTCAGAACGCCAAAATTGTTTGGGATGTTTGTATCAAGCACTCGGCCTTGACACAAACAGACCAGACCTATTCGATGAATGACTGGATGACTAAACAGGGAATTGTGGGTAAAATTGCACGTCCGGGTTCACGGCAAAAACCGCAAACCGTTCCGACGCAGAAACCATCTGAAACAAATCTGCCAACGATTGAAGTGGCAGAACGATTGGCAAGGATAACGAAAAATGGCGTGTAGTTCACAGGAAGCAGAGAAGGCGTTGCTTGGGTCGATCCTGTTAGACAACTCGGTCGTTTCTGTCGTGTCTGAGTACATAAAGCCGGACGATTTCTTCGATGAGTTCAACGGGAAGATCTTTGAGGCCTGTTTAAAGCTGAACGCAGTCGGATCTCCAATCGATTTGGCAACCATCATGTATGCGGTAAAGTCGCATCCTCGGTATGTTGAATCGAACGGTCTTTACATAGTTGAATTGACGAGCAATGTGCCGTCTGCAATGAATGCCGTTTACTATGCGAAGATTATCCGGAATGATGCAGTCCGGAGACGCCTCAACAAGTTCGCCGCGTCGCTTCAGATAATGACTAACGAGCCCGTGGTGAATGCGGCAGAACTGGCGTCTAGCATGGTTCGGGAGCTTTCTGATATATCCGATTCGATTGCCGAAAAGCCTTACTGTACACTGAAAGAAGCTGTAAAAGAGGCATTCGTTCTGATCGAAGAGGCGAGTAAAAATGGCGGGAAACTGCCAGGCATTATGACGGGGTTCACGGATCTCGATTCATTTCTGTGTGGTTTGAGGCCGGGGAGTCTTACCATTATTGCCGCGAGACCGGCGATGGGTAAAACCGCATTTGCCGTGAACATTCTCTCGAACGTTTGCATCCGAAACAGGATCCCCGCCGCGATGTTTTCCCTTGAAATGACTAAGGCTGAGCTTGGTACAAGGATAGTCTCCGCCGAGTCGAAAGTTTCGAGCAGCGATCTGAGAACTGCAAACATTTCTGAGGCAGGATGGAGCAGCATATTCAATTCGTTCGAAACCATGAATGATGCACCGCTTTACATTGACGATACCGCAGGCATTTCAATAGAAACATTAAGTGATAGAGCAAAGCGGTATAAAAAGAACCATGACATTCAGCTTGTCGTTGTCGATTATTTGCAGATTGTTACCTCAAACTCAAAACGCGCTCAAACCCGTGAACAAGAAGTTGCCGATGTTGCCAGAAATTTGAAGGTTTTGGCAAAGGATATTGAATGTCCGGTTATAGCATTGGCGCAGTTGAACAGACTTGTTGAGTCTCGTGCGGAAAAGCGGCCAATCCTTTCAGATCTTCGTGAATCAGGATCGATTGAACAAGATGCTGACAACATCATGTTCATTCATCGCCCAGGTTATTACGACAAAAACGAAAAGCAGGACGACGCTGAAATTATCATTGCAAAGCAACGAAGTGGCCCAACAGGGACGGTTCATTTGAAATGGTCTGGACGGCTAACGCAGTTTTCGGATGTTGAACAGGTAAAAGAGATTGACCACGAGACGCTTTCAGATCAGCACGTCGCTCAAACCTTTGGGACAAACCCTTTTATCACTGATGAACTCGACGATTGAAGATTCCCATAGACGAAAAAAGCTGCCACATGCAAAAAAAAGTATTGCGCACCATGTTATAATATGGTATATGCACAATATGTTTGGTGGTTATGTGGTTTAACCACCGACGCAGGCCACTCTCGGCCATTCTCATAAAGGGTGAAGATATGTACGCAGTTGTAAACGCAAAGCAATTCAAAGAAGCAATCAAACAGATAAAGGCGCTCGGCGGTTATGCCGTTCAGGTGAAAAAAGATGGTGAAGTCCTTCACATGTCGTCTTACCAGATGCCGAATAATTGTTATAACTCGAAGGGAGAACCGCAGTATCACCCTTATGGAGATTTGTTGCTTGTCGATGTAAAGTTCAAATTGGAAATGCCACTTCAAAATGGAGACTTTGAGTTCGTTACGACCATTGAAGACTTGAAATCTGGTGCTTCTTGTGCGAGCGGCAATTCGCTGAGCATTGAATTTGAAGATAATAAGGCTTGGTGTGAAGGAAAATACAGGCAGTCGCTTGGTCTTGTTGATGTTTTGGCGTCAAACTTTGAATTCAAGGAGTACGAGTACGATGATTCAGTTGTGTTTGATGTTCCGGGGGACTCATTGCGATTCACTAGACCTTTCACCATGAGCGATGACTTAGACAAGCGTGGTTTTAATAACATTTGCATAGAAGAGGGCGGTGTTGTGGCGACAGATGGTCACGCCCTTGGAGTTAAAGCGTGGAACATGGGCGATGGCTGCGAATTGGGATATCAGGTACCAATTCAGAATGGTGTTGCAGATGCGATTCTGGCTTCGAAGGCAGACACGGTGACAATCTCCGCACATATTAAGCAGTTGGAAGTACTTAACCCATTAAATCACGAAAAAGAGCTAGTGAAGCGGGTCGTAGGGGCGTACATTAGTTCCGGGGATTATTCGTTTCTGATTAAGGTTGAGAATGAGTTTCGATTCCCGAATTTCAAAAAGGTGTTCCCGCCCAAATACGACAACCAATTCCTTATAGATTCGGACAAATGGGCTGCCGTGATCTCAAACCTTATCAAAGGGTTCAATTACCCAACAATCACAGTCACAGATGAACCCGGAAATTTTGTGTTTACCGTTCACGAAATAAGGCCCAAAAAGGGATGTGCAGCCATCAGTGACAGGCAGGCAAAAGTCGAGAGAGCCGCGTTCAATGATTGCGCATGGGAGACGTTTAAGTGTGACGCAAAGATATTGCTCAGAACACTTAAAGCACTAGATTCGACGCACACCTTAATTCACATTCACAACCCAGATTTGATTGTATTAGAATCATGGGCGGGGAAAGCAATCGTCATGCAAATGCAGTAGCATGAGCAAAGGAATTAAGTTCCCGTAGCACATTACCCTTTATGCAGAGGCCCGGCGCTCAAACGTCGGGCTTTTTTGTGCATTCAGCCAAACATGCTGTCTGCTTGCGTTCTGTGGGCCTCCAGGCCGTCGATTTTCACTGGTGGTATAACTACAGGCGTTTTACACTGAAACCGTGACAGAGTGTCACGGATTGTCACAAATAGGCGTTCATAACCTGCTCAACAATGCGATTCATATTCATGTATCTGTACGAGGCGAGTCTTCCGAATTTAACAAATCCCGTCTCGTTAAACATGGATTCGTATCTTAGTTGAAGATTTAAGTTTTCCTGGATTTCGATTGGGTAACAAGGCACGTCATCCTTCGTAGACTGGTTCGGGTATTCAAACGAGATCACAGTCTGGGGAAGGTCGTGAACTTGCTTGTCATTGCACAGCAGCTTATGTTCTATTGTCCTCGTAAACTTAACGCTCAAGTCGCAATAGTTTATCACGGGAACTGGCTGCAACCTTCCCATCGTTGGGTAAATCTCATGCCGGTGATAAACAGTTCTGAATGGCAACGGGCCAAGCACAAAACGAAACAGCTCATCCAGTCTTCCGGTATAAATCACTTTCCCATTGAACTGTTTTAGCTCGTCGAGGCTCATTTTTGTATCGAGTCGAATGTCGTCCACATTCCTCACAAGCTGATTCAGAAATTTCGTCCACCCTTCTTTTGGTATTCCTGAGTATTTGTCGTCGTAGTATCGGTCGTCGGATGTTATTCTGTACGGGATTCGTTTGAGTATCGCAGCGGGGAGCATCGATGGGTGACATCCCCACTGTTTGAGTGTGTAATCTTTGATGAATAGTTCATAAAGCCGCTCGCCGATAGTTGAACAGGCAAGCCCTTCTACGGTCGGTCTAGGGGCTGTCTTTACCGCCTCAAAGTATGCCTTTGCCTGTGATTCATCATTAGCAAGTCCGAGCTGCCGAAGTGTGTTGAGATTGATTGGGAACGAAAAGTTTTTGCCGTTTGTGTGTGCGTTCACCTTGATGAAGTATTCCTCGAAAGGCGCGATCTCGTTCACAAATCTCCACACGTCTGAATCGTTTGTATGAAACACATGTGGCCCATGAGCATGAACGTCTATTCCCATAACCTTTTCTGATCTGCAAAGCCCTCCGAACTGTTTTGAGCGTTCTATCATGTGAACGTTATTTCCGGCAAGCGATTCAAAGTGGGCGGCAAGACATCCGGCAAGGCCAGTTCCAACGATTAAAACTTCCATTTCATCCCCCTAAACAAAGCAATCATCTTTCATTGGTTTCGACAAATACTCTTGAATCAGATTTGAAGCTGTCAGTCTGCAAGGCACATCGCATTTGCTCATGTCAGTATGAAAGTTCCTTTTCTTTTCGAGTATGTTGGCGTCCATGATGTGCCCGACGATCTCGTATGGTTTGTGACAGCAATAAATAACATTACCCTTCTCGTCCAAAGCGATTTGCGCCCAATTAGCGCTGCATTGTTTCGGGAATACGTCAAGCTGTGTCCATTTGGAGTTCATAACCACGCGCTTATCAAGCCTCGCGATCGACTGTATGTGTTTCGTTAATACGGGAATGGTCGTCTGAACGTCATTATCTGTGTATGCGCAGCGATACGTCGATTCAATTGGCCTGTAAACTATGTAGTCTACATCCAAGCCTTTCACGCCTTCGTAAAATCGTTCAATTTCGGACAGGTCGTTGACAACGATTTGAACACCGAACGATGTATCTTTGTGTTTTCCGTTCTCGCGATACTTTTTTATGTTTTCGATGACACGACTATAGGCATGAACCCCACGTTTTAACTTGTATGATTGTTCGTCGTATCCATCTAGGCTCACTTTCAGGTATGTCGGGCTGAAATCCTTAAACACGTTAAAATTAGTGTTTATCCCGTATCTTATGCCGTTGTTTTCAAGCCATTTCGTTATTTGATCGAAATCCGGGTTTATCGTTGGTTCCCCGCCTCCTGTCAAAATAATTCCTTTCACACCAAGCTCAAACAATCGTGTCGAATACTTAACAAAATCCTCGTATGCCATATACCTTGCACCGGGATCGAGGCTCCAACGATGGTATGTGCAATATGGGCATTTGTTATTGCAAAAATTTGTCAAAAAGACATCTGCGGTTATTGGGGTCTGTTCTGTAAAACGTTCGATATGCCGAATGAGTTTTAATGAATCGATTGCCATGATGATGCTCCTTGTTGCAAAAATTTGATTACTCTGTTACAAAAGTGCCGCCATATAGCGGACATTTCGTTCGTTTTAACCTAACACAAAGGAGCTAAAAATGGAAATTGTTAAAAAGGAAATCGAGTACTTAAAGACACACCAGATCAAAAGCTATGGTCGCAATATGCGCACCCATTCTGCGGAACAGATCGATCAAATCATTGATTCGATTAACCAGTTCGGGTTCACAAACCCAATCCTGATTGACAAGGATAGTGTGATTATTGCCGGTCATGGTCGCCTTGAAGCAGCCAAAAAGATGCGACTTTCGCTCGTGCCATGTATTCGTCTGGGAGAGTTAAACGAGGATCAGGTTAAGGCGCTTCGCATCGCAGACAATCAGCTCGCCCTTAATGCCGGTTGGGATTTCGACATGTTGAAATCTGAATTGGACAGCTTGCAGCTTGCCAATTTCGACCTCAAACTTACTGGGTTTTCGGAAAAAGAACTCACGGACTTAATGGGTTCGGAGGTGAAATTTGACGATAATTCTGATGAAGAGGGTGAAAATTTTGCCGAAGAGGTCAAATCCCTTTATTCAGTAGAGACGAAAACACCGATTTACGAGCCACTTGGGCTGGATATCACATTAAAAGACTGTCTTGACATAGCAAAGGTGCAAAAGCTCATAAAAGACATCGACGCGTCGAACTGTAGTGAAGAAGAAAAAACGTTTTTGAAAATTGCTGCGTACAGGCATTCTGTATTCAACTACAAATACGTCGCCGAATATTACGCTGCACACGCATCGAAAGAAATGCAAAGACTTATGGAAGATTCTGCCCTTGTTATCATCGACTTCAAGAAGGCAATCGAAAATGGGTATGTAAAAATGACCGAGCGTATTCAGAAAATCATTCAAGAGGAAGGAATTGAGTGATGAAAACCGCATCGTTCATTATTTCTTACAACCGGCCAGAAATGACAACATTTTCGGTGATGAGAAATGCGGGTTTGACAAAAAACATTTTCATTCTCGTCGAGGATTCAGATCCGAAACTCGACGAGTATCGGAAAAGGTTCGGAGAGGTATTGCTTACATACCACAAACCATCTTTTTCTTTCGTTGACACGTGCGACCTTAATCCGGATTTAAACACAGGACAGATCGCGAAGTTCGCTGCGCATGAAAAAGCAAAGGAAATGGGCTTAGATGCATTTTGCGTAATGGATGATGATATCACAAAGCTAAAGTATCGGGCCTATGATGTTCGTGGCGTTTTGAAAACATACGAATGCAGAAATTTCGACCGTGTTTTCAACGAATGCTTTTCATTTCTTGAGTCTCAAAAACTCAAAGTTCTTTTCGGGTTTATCATGTCTGGAAGAATGTTTCCCGGCAGACTTGAGCGCTTCGAGCGTTGGTGTTCGCACATAACGTTCAGAAGAACGTGTGACGTTTTGTCTTCAAACACAAGGTTTTATGACGATCTGAGCGAGGCGATAACAAACAACCGGACGGGGGCATTTCATTTCATTTTCCCATACATCACTTATGATGCGATGGCGTTTGGAATGCAAAACAATAAGGGCGGAAGTTACGAATCTTATATATCGACAAGTGACTATTTCAGACACTTTTACCTTGTCATTGTCAACCCGGATCGACCCTTAGAATGCCTTCCAGATAAAAGGACTGGGGTTCGGTTCAACCGGTCAACCGGAAATTCTTTTGCGCAGATCTTACGAGAGGAGTTTAAAAGGCGATGAAAACTGCGGTGATAATCATATCTCACAAGCGTCCTGAATGCGAAACCTTTAATGCGCTAAGAATGCACGGCTATTCTGGCGAAATTATTATTCTCGTTGACGACGAAGACCCTGAGCTTGCCGCATATCAGGTAAAGCATAACAAGTATCTTCATATTTACCACAAGCAAGACTATCGCCTTGTTGACACGTGTGACAACGCTCCGTCACTGAATACGGATGTTGTGGCCCGTCATGCCTGTCACGATCTTGCGGTAGAACTGGGCTTAGATGCTTATGTGATGTCAGATGACGATATGACAGATTTCGTTTATCGTCAGTACGACGAGAATCACAGTCTCAAGACATATCAAATTCGTAATTTCGACAAGGTATTTGAAGCGTGTTACGATTTCCTTTTTTCTGTCGAAAACACCATGTTCAGTTTTTTCCCGGCGGCAATGGTTTTCCCGGGAAGGTTTGACAAATTTGAACGTTGGTGTACGCAGTTCATGTTTCGCAAGGTGTCAGATGGGATTCGTTTAAAGCAGCGATTCCACGATGACATGTACGAGATGATGACTTGCAATCGGACTGGATTTTTCGTTTTCTGCATTCACAATCTGATTTACAAGTCAGACCAATGTACGACGACGGCATCTGTTACTGGCGGCATGGCAAACGCGTATAAGTCCTATTCGGAATATGCCCGCCGTTTTATGAACGTGATCACGAATCCAAGCATGTTCTGTATTGACTGCGACATTGGTAAAGGCGGGATTGTGTTTAAAAAGCACACGCCAGACTATGTTCAAATTATTCGAGAGGAGTATCGAAAATGAAGACAGCGATATTCGTAATCAGCCACGGTCGGGCGACGTATGACCGATTGCGGACGCTCAATGCCTTTGACAGATGTGGCTATACCGGTGAGTACTGGATTGTCATTGACGACGAGGATCAGCAGGCAGATTTATATAAACAAAAGTACGGGGAAAAGGTGATTCAGTTCAGTAAAAAGAAATATGAACATGTAGACACCTGTGACCTGATTCCACTGCACACCGGAACACTGTACGTCCGGAACGCTTTGCAGGACATTGCTGCCGGCATGGGGTATGACTACTATGCGGTCTTTGATGACGATTATGTGTCCTTCAGGGCTATTTTTCCGCATGATTCGTATTTGCGTCATGCACCGATGAAGTGTTTTGATCGCTTTGTTCAAGCCATGTATGACTTCATGGACGAATCGAAACTGGACTGTGTGGCCTTCGCCCAGATCGGTGATTTCGTTGGCGGCCTGAACTCTGGGAACATCAACAACAAGGAAGTTCGTCGCAAGGTGATGAACACGTTTTTCTGTTCGACCAAAAGGCCCTTGAACTGGAAGGGCCGAACGAACGAGGATGTATCTGAGTACGTCGTTGGTGGCATGCAGGGACGCATCATGATGACGAACTACATGATTGCTGTCGTGCCGAGCCAGACACAAGACCTCAAGGGCGGACTGAGTCAGTTTTACCGCAGCTACGGAACGTACATGAAGAGCATGTACACGGTGATACAGGCCCCTGGTGCTGTGAAGATATCGGTCATGGGGGACAAGCATCCGAGGATTCACCATCGTGCTGAGGGTGTGAATTATACCCCTTGCATTCTGAGGGAGGAATGTCGTAAGGTGTGAATCGAGAGAACGCCATCTCTCTCGCCTACCTGAAAAAGCAAAAAGCCCCGTTATGGCCTCTGAGAGCGTCATATCGGGGCTTTTTGTTTTACCCCTACACCTACAAGCCCACACCCAAAACGAACGCAAATAGACCACGTAGAGGCCGAGCAATTGGCATTTTTGGTTTCATCACACCACGTTCGCCGGAACATTGGGTGAGACGTGGTATTTTGCACATAGTCAAGAAAGGAACAAAAGGTTCATACGTTTCGTGCATACCCCGATAGGTTTGGTGAAAGTCGTTTAAGGTGTCACGACAAACATGCCGATTCCTGAGCCTACGTTGCACGTAGACGAACGATTCGGGGCGTGCCCATGTAATTGGGCACCCACCCCATAAAATCGCGCTACGTGCAAAATAGACCGCTTAAAATCGATTTTGGCTTAAAACCTATACGAAACGATATTTTGGAGTCAAAAACATGGCTCTCGAAGGCGCATAAACGCTGGCTGTCCTGCACCCTACGCGCGCGCGCGTTTTTTAACACGCGCGCGTTATGCTTGATCATGCTTGATCTTAAGATCTAGATCTTAAATATTATTATATAATAATTATTCTTCTTAGGGGATCCTTAAGGGGTGATCTGGCATGATCGTGATCTTAAAATTTTTGAGATCAAGATCTTAAATTTTTTATCTTGATCCTGATCCCCTTACCCAGATCCCCTGATCAAGATCTTAAAATTTTTGTTATGCTTAATAAGAATTTGCTTATTTTGCCTGATCATGATCTCAAAATTTTAGCTTGATCCAGATCCCCCGTAACCAGATCCCCAGATCATGATCTCAAAATTTTGCTGATAAGATCTTGCTTATTTTGGAGATCAAGATCTGCCAGATCTCCTGATCCACATAAAAAATTTGAGATCTGCTTATTGCTTATTGGCAAGATCTTATGGGGATATTTTAAAATTTTTACCCCGTAAGAATTACCCCGTAAGAGATTTGCCAGATCCCCCTCATGCGCGATCTGGCGCGATCGCGCTTATGCGCACGCACGCACGCGCACGCGAGGGAGAGAGATTCGGATTTCACTGGCAAAAAATTCATGCGTTCATGGAGTTTTCACCACTGCCCAAAAATTCATGTACACACAGAGGAATGTTCATGTGTTTCGTCGATGACAGATTGCCAGTATATCAGCACAGCACATATCGCCATTACATCCACCCAAAACGTATACGGAGCACATATACCTGACACATCCCTCGTGTTTACATGAATGTGGGTCGTTCTGAGAATGTAAACAGATGTAAACGGTTGACTTAATCCATAGTGTGAATTAGTATTTACGCAAGGTGGGTGTTAACACTCTGTTTACAAATTACACCCCATCCCCCTCAAATAGTCCCACTTTCGTTATGTAAACAGCTAATGTAAACACCCCACTCTCATCTTCCCCGCAATTTTAAAGGGGTTGCGGTGTTTACATAAGGGTGTTTTCATGGAGCAGACTCATGCCTAAACCAATAAACCGGACGATGATTCTTCCGGAGGAAATCACCAGAGAAATCGAAACCACTCTGAACGAAACAGACCGGCTCGTTCTCACTGCGTGGCTTGACGGAAAACCAAAGTTTGAAGCATGGGCTTCGGTTATGAGACCAGGAACGGTTATCACGGCTTCAAACGAAAGATCGATCCGAACCCAGGCCTCTCGGTTCTGGAACACGATGCGGCTTCGTAGCATTGCCGACAAGATCGATGAATGGAAGATAGACCACGGCGTCGCCAAAAACATAAAGTTAAAGCCAAACGACAAACGGCAAAAGATAATCATTCCCTCATTACCTGAACAAAAGCCACCCGAAAAACCCAAAAAAGCCCGGCAGACATCTTCGTCTGACAGCCACGATTCTCAACAACCAGACTCAAAGCCCGAAGACAAAACCGATAAACGCTCCACATCTCAGAGCCTTACAAAAAAGCGTTCCTATTCTGAACAACGGCAGGCTTGGCTTGAGTCTTTTCAAGACATCGAAAACCCTTCTGCTACCACACCATACGGAATCGGATTGTGGTTGGGTTCACGTGTTTTGGCTCAGGTCAATAAACGTGAACAGTGGATTGAACGGCACAACATTTCACCAATGGACAAAGATGGCTGCCCATATACAAGCACCGATATCAGTGCCGTAAAGACCGTCCTCGCCGCACTATTGCCATTTGCCCCTGCCCCAACTCAGCAAGAGCTTAAACAGCTCACCACGGCAGGGCTTATCATTTCCCTTACAGCCGAAGAAATGGGTATTAACCCAGACGAATACGTTGCACCAACTCCGCCCGGTGTTAAATCTCATGCTGATGATTATATTGACACCGACGCCGAATCACAGGAGGATTCAGATGAAGATTGATCCGTCAAAACAAACCTCGCCTTCTACTGCTGATTTCATTCGTATGGCTGAGGGCAAACTCGGTTCCTGCATTCAGACCGTTTTCGGAAAGCAGCTCAGGTTCCTTGTTACATCAGCCCTTCTTGACGAAACCGATAGCACGATTAAGGTTGATTTCACGCTCCCGTGTCAGTTCGGGAACAAGCATTTCGTCTGGCATTTCAGCGTCCCTGCATTAACCAAAGAGTTCTGCCAAAATGGCTAAGTCTCAGACTGCACAAATTGCCCTCGAACGCTTAAAGCCGTTGTCCCCAAAGGCAATGGCAAGCGTTTTCGCTGATGGTTGGATGACCGTCTGGGAGGGCGCCATTCGTTCCGGTAAAACCGTCGCGTCTCTCATTGCTTGGCTGCGGTATATTCAAGACTCAAAGGAACGAATCTTCTTTATGACCGGAAAATCACACGGTTCCCTTATGCGTAACTGCATTATCGGTGACTTCGGTCTGCTAAACCTCGCATATCCATACGCCGTTTTGACAAAAGATGAAGCCGGTACATCCGTTATCAAGATCGGCGATAAGGTGATTTACCTTTTCGGTGCAAATGATTCCGGCTCATATCTGTTACTGAAAGGTCTTACCGCAGGCGGGTGGTATGCTGACGAGGTTTCTTCACACCCTGAGAACTATATCACCGAGGCCCTAGCCCGTACCGCCGTTTCAACAGACCGTCGCAATTTCTGGACTCTTAATCCCTGTATGCCGTCGCATTACATTTACACCAAATTCACCGACACATGGGAAGGACTGCCCGGATATCGTCGATACCACTTCATTCTTGACGACAATAATGCAATGCCGAAAGAACGTCGATTGGAACTCGCCAGACAGTTTCATGGCCGATATTATCAAATGCTCATTCTCGGCCTTCGCGTCACCGCTGAGGGGCAGATCTATTCAGATTTCAACAGAGAAGATGTCGTTTACTCTCAGGGGCCAGACTTAAGCTCGTATGCGCATTATGTGTGTTGCGATTATGGTTCGGTGAATCCTTGTGTATTCCTCGACTGTTGCATCGATAATAAAGGCGTTGTTTGGGTTTCACGTGAATATCGTTGGGACAGCCGCGAAAAAATGATGCAGAAAACCGACGCGCAGTACGTAGAGGATATGAAGTTATTTGCCGGAGATCCCGAATCGTCAGATTTTGTTCTTGTTGTCGATCCGTCTGCCGCATCCTTTATTACCGCACTTCAAGTCGAGGGGTATTTTGTGAAGGGAGCAAATAATGCCGTTTCGGAAGGAATTGCAAAGGTTGCATCACTTATAAGCCAGCACAGGTTAAAAATTCACGAGTCCTGCGTCGGGCTTATTTCTGAAATGGAGGGCTACTCATGGGATGAGCGCAGTGTTATACTCGGAGAAGAAAAACCCGTCAAGGTTCGTGACCACGGGCCGGACGCTCTAAGGTATTACGTGAATACCATTTTGAGTTCTTTTGACCTTTTACCACAAAAGGATTAAACCGCATGAACAACGATCTTTCGCTTAATGTTAAAAATGGAACCATTAACGTTGAAGACCTTATCGACAAGATTAATCTTGCAGACGAGCAGGGGCTTTTGACAAAAATGTCATTTCCGATCGCGTTTCAGGATGCAGACACTACAGGGAATGACATGGCCGACGAGGTTTTATCTGACTTAAGGACACAGCAACTCGTAGACGAAACCGTAAAGGCTGCCAGATTTTCAGACGCATTCGCAAATCCCGCCGCGCGAACCGGTTGGGGTGAAGATAATCTGATTAACGCAACCGAATACCCAATGACCCGTCTAACGCAAGATTGGCAGCTCTTAACTTCGCTGTATCGAACGTCGTGGATCGTGCAACGAGTATGCAACGTTATCCCGGAAGACGCATTAGCTGACCTTTCGATTGAAGCTCCGGGCCTTAATTCTGACGCATTAAACAAACTCCAAGAGGAAATCAGAACAACGCATCTTCGAGAATCGATGCTCAAGGGGCTTCGATGGGGGCGTCTATATGGTGGTGCGGCTGCGATTATTATGGTCTCAGGGCAGGAAGAAGATTTGTCACAGCCTATCGACATCAACAGCATAGGGCTTGGAGCTTTTCGAGGGCTTTATATTGTTGACCGTTGGAGTGGCATTTACCCAGGTCTCGATCTGGTTGAAGACAATTCGGATCCCGATTACGGCCTTCCTGAATATTACGAGGTTCGCAACGAGGTCGATGGCGGTTCCTACCGTATTCATCATTCACGTGTCATCTGTTTTCGTGGCACCGAAATGCCATATTGGGAGCAAATTGCCGAACAGTGGTGGGGAACTTCGGCCATTGAGTCTATGTATGACGAATTGACAAAACGTGATAACGTCGCACACAATATTGCCAATCTCACGTTCAAAGCAAACCTGTCGGTTTTACAGGTTGAGCATCTTGACCAGATGTTTGCGACAACATCCTCAATCCATCAGCGTCGTATGTATGCTATGTTGCAGGCCATAAACACCCTTGAGAATAGCCTGGGAATTCGGCTCGTAAACAAGGGTGATGATATTCAGCAATTACAGTATTCGTTCGGAGGTCTGCCGGAAGTCATGGATTCGGCCATGATGGATATGGCCGGTGCGACCTGCATCCCTGTTACGAGGTTATTCGGACGTTCCCCCGCCGGAATGAACTCGACCGGTGAATCAGACGAAAAGATGTATCGTCAGACATTAGAGCAGGAACGTGCTGTTCATATTACACCCGCTCTCGAACGGTTGTTGCCGATTGTTTGTCGGTCTGCGCTTGGTGCTTTTCCTGCCGGTGCAACGTTTAAATACCCACCTCTTATCGAAATCACGCCGCAGGATAAAGCAGATATTGTCGATCGCATGTCTCAAACACTTGAGCGCCTTTTTCAGGCCAACCTTATACCCGGAGAAGCCGTTCTTGAGGGCGTTCGCAACGCACAGCTTGCGAATGACATGGTATCCACCATTCGCGACGAGCATGTGAAAAAGATTAAGGGCAAATACTTTAACGACCTACAGCAGCAAGAAGCAGATCCGTTTGGTGGCGCTATGCAGGCAGCACAGGAAGCAGCGGGTGATGTTGATGAGGATGCCGAAGAAGAAGCCGAGTCCGTTGATGAATCAGAAAATGAGCAAGAGCGACAGTCGGAAACCAACCCGGAGCCTGAATCAAAAAACGATGAAGACCTTTATGAAGATGACGTTTTCCTCAGTGACAGCAAGCACAAGTAGGTGAATCAATGCCGAAAAAGCCACAAAAAGACAAAACGCAGTATGAAAATATGGTCGGTGGCGTCATTTATGGCGGCTCCTCGGATGAGAAACGTGCCGCTTTTCGTTTAATGAAGTCTGAGTCTGCCAAAAAAGAGGCAGAACTTGTGGCCATTTTTACTCAGGCACAACAGGAACTTGTTTTAGAGCTTTGCAAACTAAAGGCGAAAGATCTTGTAACCTATCACACGGAAGCTGCACTCGCTCGCGTAAACAAGATTCTTGCTCAGCTTTTAGGTGATTCTGAGGCCGTGGCGTCACAAATGATCGAAGCCAACATTCTTAGTGGCAAGATTAAGGCTCTCGCCATGTCAAAACTCACCGGTGATGAATTGGTTACAGCCGCACAACTAACCAGTGTAGACAAGGCTAGAATTGAGCGAATGGTCGAACAATTTATGGGCAATTTGAAAAAAGGCGCCAATCTTGCCCTCGCATCTGTTCGCAGTACAGTTCAAAACGCATCCATTCAGGCAAACATGCCGGATCCATTGTCAGATGGCGAAGACAAGGCTGAGACAAAAGACGAAGAACAGTCGCCAATGTCAAATATGTTTGTTCCGGATGACCTCCAAGCCAAAAAAGCAAAAAAGGCTCACGCACCAGAAAAAATTTCGCAAAAGGAATACGAAGAAATCATAAAAAACCCGGTGCTTTTTGCGCAAAAACGCTCAAAGGAAAACGTCGAAAAAGTTCAGAAAATGCACAACGAGTATGTGTTGGGGCGAAGAGAAAATGACCTTTTGCGTTCAGCCGCATTACAGGCGCAAGCGCTCAAAGAAGCAAAAGGTTCAAGCTCCAAAATGGCCGCACTTCGTATGCAGCAGTCGTTGATCAAGAATGGCGTTTCTGCTTTTGTTGACCGTGGTGGGCACAGGTGGACTTTGGCCAATTATTGTGCAATGTCTGCCAGAACTACATCTCGGCAGTCGTCAAATTTCGGTGAGCTTTTTGCAAAAGAAGATCACGACCTATACCTTATTGTTCCGCACGGCTCCTCATGCCCCATTTGCTCAAAGTATGAAGGCCGGGTTTATTCCCGTTCGGGAACCAATCCGAATTACCCACCACTTGCATCCGCTTTCAGCAAGATCGATCCGAACGGTTCTGATGATCTAGACAATACTTATCTTACAATCCACCCAAATTGCCGTCACACAATCGTTCGCTTCATTGAACGCGCACAAACAAAAGAAAAACTCGAAGAAATTCGAAAGAAATCGAACGCACCGTTTGAGGTGGATCCACGCGCCGTCGAACAGCAAAAGGAATACGCCGAAAGACAAAAGGTAAACGCTCAGCATAACGCCGCGAAACGCGAATTCCTTCAAATGCTCGAAGTGCTTCCGAAAAACGAAGTTAAAAACCTTCCGTGGTTTGAAAAGCACTTCATTGCGAAAGATGAGGTTTACAAAGCGCTTAAATCACGATACAAAGAACTCAGCAGGGCCAATTCTGGCGACACGGCAACACCAACTACAACGTAAGGCGGATTATTGGGGTGGGATTTTGCTGCTTCCAGATTCGCCCTGTTTTTTTTGTTTGGCGCGTTATTTTCTTGACGTTATCCGGCGGCTTGTTATCATAACCAAAAGACTGCGCTTTGCATTCGGTCTTTTCTTTTTGCATTAGATAAGGAGACATGGCGTGAATAAGTCGGATGAAATGATGATTACCTACGCTATTGGAACCGAGATTGACGCGATAAACATGTACTCGTTCATGATCGACCGCCTTCCACCAGAATGTGGACCAAAGCTCGAACACATCCTTAAAGAAGAAAAAGAACATGCGCTTGAGCTGATTCAACTATTAAAGGGCGATTATTCTGTGAACATGACTTGAGGTGAGTTATGCAAATTCGCTACTACGGAGATAAAATCTCAAACCGGATTGCCAAAACACCAGAAGGCTTTTTGATCTGCCAAGAAGTGCCAATTTCTCGCACCGGGTTCCAAGAATATTATGCCGGAGAAATCATGGAACATCCGGTAGACGCAAAACGGATTGTTCACGTTTACAGGCCGTCAGATGAAGTATTTGACATAAAATCACTTGCTTCATTCGAGGGAAAGCCGGTCACGAATGAGCATCCAGACGAAGACGTTACTCCGGAAAACTATCAGCGTTATTCCTGCGGTCACGTTCAGAATGTCAGACCGGGAATGGGAGAGGATGCGAATAAGGTTGTTGCTGACTTGTATATCACAGATCCAGACCTTATATCGCTCATTTTACACGGGAAGAGAGAAATCTCTTGCGGCTATTACGCCGAAGAGAAACGCGATTCTTCCGGGAAACTTTGTCAAACAAAGATAAGAGGCAACCACGTCGCTGTCGTCAATAACGGTCGCGCCGGAAGCCATGTTTGTATTAGGGATAAAAAGCCTAACTTTGAAAGGAGATTTAACATGAAGAGAGGTAAGTATCCGTTCGGTTACTCGAAGCGTTCTCGGTATGACAACGAGCTGTTCGACGAAGACGAAATCATCGACAACGAACTTTTCGATGAAGACGAAATCGAAGATAACGAGCTGTTCGATGAGGATATCGAGGATAATGAACTCTTTGATGAAGACATTGACGACAACGAGCTGTTCGACGAGGATATCGAAGATAACGAGCTCTTTGACGATGATGACGACATTGAGGATGAGGATATTGAAGATAATGAACTTTTCGACGACGAAGACGACATCACCGATGAAGATCTTGAAGATATAACGGTAGATGAAATGTTCGGCGACGAAGACGAAAAGACCTGCGACAAGTGCGGCAAAAAAGACCGTCGTCACGACAACGAGCTTTTTGATGAAGATCTTGAAGACGAAGATATCGACGATGAAGACATCGAAGATAACGAGCTTTTTGATGAAGATCTTGAAGACGAAGATATCGACGATGAAGACCTTGAAGACTGCGATAAAGTCGATTGTCGCGACAATGACCTTTTCGATGAAGACTTTGAGGATGAAGAAATCGATGACTGCGGCGATATTTCTGTGAAAGACATGTTCGACGATGAAGACGACATCACCGATGAAGATCTTGAAGATGAAGACATCGAGGATGATGATGAATTTGATCTTCTCGACGTTGAGCCGGACGACGCCATCGCTGACGATGAAGATGTTGAGGTAATGGAAACAGACGAGGTTGAAGAAAAACTCGAAAAAAGTGGCACACTTGACACACGAAAAGATGCCGCAATGCGAGAAATCATTTCAGCCGCAGCAGGTATCACAAACCCGGTTGAGCGTAAATCCGTTCAAGATGCTGTTTATCGTGCTTTCTGTAAAAAGTCGCAAATGAATGATGTTATGCGCGCTGTTAGTCGAAACACCAAGCACAAAGTCGATTCTGTGCGTCCTAGAGCAAACGGCACGATCAGTTACCAAAGTCAGCAAAGCATTTACGATTCCTTTAACCCTCACAAAAAATAGGTGGTGATATGAAAAAGGAAGAATTCAAGCGTCTTGTTGATGCTGCCGTTCGCCGTCAACTGCGGGCAATGGGTATTAAAGATGCCGATGGAGATTCCGGCGACAATTCGCCCAAAACCGCAGTATCGAAGATCCAGACTGTCAACGACTACACGAGGAACATGATTTCTACCCTTTATAGCAAAGCCGAAGAAGGCGATCAGGGAGAAATCAAAAAAGCCGCAGCAGATGCACTTAAATACGCCAACCGAGTCGTTTCCCTGTTGGAAAAACTTGCGAAGTAACTTGCCTTTTTATTTATAAGGAGAAAGCAAATGAGTGGAAAAACAATCGGACTTGAAATGAATCATGGCTATGCAGGGTCTTACGCAAGACAGCCCGGTATGGTTATCACAACTAAGCCAAACGTCGGCACGGCGGCCATTCCTTTTGGCACTGTTCTGATGCAGGCTTCCGGTGGTGTTAAAGCCGCAGATGCGACTCTTACTGCCGCCACTTTCGTTGGCATTGCGGGACGCCAGATTCAGTCCTCAACTGATTACCTGAACCAGAATGGCCCGGGCGAATATGCAGTAAATGAACCCGTTTCCTGCTTCCAGGTTGGCCGTGTGAATGTTTATGTTGCAGACGGCACCCCGGCTCTGTATGGCGATGTTTACGTTCGCGTCGTTGCTAGTGGAACCAAACAGGTTGGTGACATTGAATGCGCAGCCGATTCCACGAACACGATTAAACTCGACAACTGTCAGTTTGGTGGCCCGAAAGATGCCAACGGCGTTGCAGAACTCGTTATCTTCACCGGCATTGGTGCTTAATTTAGGCTTTACAATTTACCATAAGGAGAGAAAATATGGGTCGTTATCAGTCGATGGGAACATTCCGTGCCGACAACGTAAATTACGCACCGGGTTCCAGCACAAGTTTTAGCCTCAGCAACATGAAACGCGCATTCCGTGACGGAAGCATAATTAACCGCTTCACCGATGGTGCTATTGCGTCTGCCGGCGCTTTCCTCGTTTCAGAACTCGAAAAACGTGATCCATTGGTTCGCGTTCCTTTAACCAGTTTCACGTATGCCCGTGATATTCCTATCAAGACGGGTGGTGGCTGGGTTGACCACACCTCGAATCTTAACATCGATTACGGTGTGACTGGTGGTGCCTCCAACGGTACGGTTCAGGCCGCCGGTGCAAATGCGTCTCCGTTGGTTCAGATGAACCTCGAAAAAGACGTGTACAAAACCCACGTCTTCAACACCACAATGCGTATCCAGTTCGTCGATATGATGCGCGCTCAGGTTACTGGCCGCTCCCTCGACAAACTTCTTACCGATGGTGTGCGTTTGGTTTATGACAAGCACATGGACGCAAACGTTTATCAGGGTTTGAGCCAGTACGGTTCTTCCGGCCTTGTGAACAACGCCAATATCGTTGCTTCTCAGGTTGCTCTTAATGCCGGTGGTACGGCACGTGATTGGGCACACAAAACACCGCAGGAAATCCTGAACGATATCAATACGGCCATCAATGATGTTTGGTCTGCCGCAGGTTATGACCTCCGTGCAATGCCGAATCATATCATTCTGCCGCATGAGCAGTTCAATTACATTGCGACGCAGCCGGTTTCCCAGATTAGTGAAAAATCGATCCTCACCTATCTGGAAGAGAACAACGTTGCTGCCAAAAACAACGTCAAGCTCGTAATCGCTGGCGTTCCTTGGTGCAAGGGTGCCGGAACTGGTTCAAGCGACCGTATGGTTGTTTATGTCCACGACGAGCAGTTCCTCGCCGTCGAAGAACTCGCACCTCTGTCGCGTGTTATGACTTCGCCTTCGCCTGAAAACCAGTGCTATGATTCGCTTTACATGGCAAATCTGTCCGAAGTCGAATTCTTCTATACCCAGACCATTCGTTACTACGACGGAATCTAATGGTTGGCCCCGAAAGGGGCTAATCATTTTAAAAGGAGCAACCAAATGATTATTCACGTTAAGCAGAGTTTTGAACTTCAAGATAAGTCCGGCGAAAAATGGGGTGCCAGAAATGGTGACATCGTTGTTCCTCCGGAATGGGTTTCCCGCAACGACTACTTCCGCGCCCTTTGTGACAGCGGTAAAATCACCGTTCATGTCGATTCAAAGGCGTTAGATATTGAAGTTGCAAAAGAAGAAATGGTAAAACAAGAAGCCACCAAAAAGGCAAAAAAATAATCGACAAGGTTTGTCAGTTCTTTTATAATTAAGTTCGGCACATTCGTCGGGCTATTCACCTTTTAAGGAGAAAAAACATGAAACGTTCGTTCCTGGATGCAATCATTCGTCGTGAAGTTAAACGCGCACTTCTTCGCCGCCGTGCAAATCGCCGCTTCTTTGGCGATGCCGGATTAAATAAACTCGGTCTTCGTTATTTCGCGGGCGTGAAGCGTAATGCAAAGGTTCTCGCAAGCTATGTTGAGAATGAAATCATTGAAGGCGCTTCTCAGGATCAGATCATGAACGCGATTTCGAGAATGGAACCCGCAGCAAAGGCTCTCGTTCGCGACCTCGCCGCTGCGAAACGTAAGGTTTCCGAACCGTAATTAAATCGAGGTTCCTTTAATAATCCCTATCTCAACACAGGTAGGGATTTTTTTATACAGGGGTAGTCATTATGTGGCCGATGGATCGAAACAGAATAGCCTATCTTCGAGGTCTTGCAAGTGGTATCGTTGACGGCGTTCCCGGAGCCTATACCGAAGCCATGTTTCTGGAAGACTACCCCCCGTTTAAAAATAAAGAAACTGGCGAAAACTTTATTCCTTCGGGAATGATGCAGGCTTTTTTGGCAATGGTGAATGACATTGTTTCGCCCGATAGGTGGGGAAGCCAATGGCGTCTTGCAGCCGGATTGTTTGTCGCTCACTTCGCGACACTTTACCTCCGAACCATAAAGGGAGCGTCGGAAGGTTCTGCGTCGATTTCGCAAGCATCTGATTCGGGAACTTTGCTTGGAATAGTGACCAGCGCATCACTTGGTGATGCGTCTGTTAGTTACGACACCTCATCCGTCACCCAGTTGACAGGGAATTGGGGGCAGTGGAACTTAACCGCATACGGCCAACAGTACGCATCTCTTGCAAAGATGATGTGTATGGGTGGCGCTTGGATACCATAGGAAGAAAATATGAACGCAAAACGATATATATCACTTCGAGTTGCAAAAGAGGTTCGGCGTTTCGTTGACGGCAATCTTCGTGATTTTGTTGCAAAAATGATCGTCGATCTTCGCAGAACGGCTAAAGCTGCCGACAAAAATATCGTGAACGAGGATGCAGATGGCAGGCTCGTTTTCCCGTATATCGACAGGTGTGAGCGTGCGGTTAAGTCCGGCGACTGGAAAACTGCGGTGAAAGAAGCCAAAGGTCTTGAGCGTGCTGCGAGCGAGTTTGTTGCCGAAGACGAAGAGAACAATATCGCTTATAAGTCGTGGCAAATGGCACAGAAGCTGTTGAAAACGATTGAACGCGCGGCGAAAAGCAAGGATGCATAATCGTTATGGCATACTATCGCTTGGTACAGATGTACACCGACACGTTCGATTCCTATCGTGTCGTGAAAACGGTTGAGAACGGGATTACCAAACAGCACCGAGAACAAGTCCTCGTTGGTATCCCGTGCCGTGCGTATCAGAACAATACGAATCAGCCGCAGATGTCTGAAACCGCCGCAACGGTGAGCAAGTCGAACACGCTCTGCTGTGAGTTGGGTTATGATGTCAAAGGCGGGGATGAGATTATCATTCATCGCGGCGCGAATGTCGGTAGACACATAAACCCAGACGAACGGTATATTGCCGGGCCACCAAACATTTACACAGAACCGATTGCCGGTGTTTGTCCAGACCTCGAACACATGCAGGTTGCATTGATTGATGACAGGGTAATAGGAGACAACTAGTGAAAAAGCATATAGATTCTGCAATCGGAACGGGATATGCGCAGTTTTTGACAAATTATGGCATGTTGAAAACATATCTTGATTCCATTGCTTTTACGCTAAAACAAGATGCCGTTTTTTTTGACAAAAACGACAGATCTTCGCCATTAAAGGAAATGCGCGCGGGCAATTCGATTAAGTCGATAAACGACGACTATTCTCGTTGCAGGAAGCTGATCCAACAAATGTGGATCGGCATAAACAAAGCGTTAGACGGCCTTGAAACAGAACGCAGTTTAGCTCAGATGGAAAAATGAAATAGGAGACAACCGATGAACCTCAAGAAATACATTGACATTGCTATCCGCAAGGAAATTAGAAAATTCACTGATGCGCCGATCGACGAAGCAAAGCGTCTTTCTGTTGAAATGACGCGCATATCAGACATTGTTTCAAAACAGGCGGGAACCGGTGGTCGGTACAACGAACAAGTGGTAAACTTATCTCAACAACTTTCAACGGAAGCACAAAGAGCCATAACGGCAGTTCAGACAGGTGATTCCAAACGCGCTTTGAGTTCTGCTGATCTTGTTAAACGTATAGCAGAAGGAATATATATAGTTATCGATATGTACGTCGGAAGCAAAACCCAAATGGCTCGTAAGCTAACAGTACTAGGAACAAAATTTGAAAAAGCAATCAAGTCGGCCATATGAAAAAAGAATTCAAGCTGCCGCAACAACTGAAGAAATTGCTCGCGAAATCACAAATCGCGCAACAGAAGTATAAACTCGGCGTTCGGCGTAACGCCGAGGATGCGTGTGATGTAATGGTTCTCGCGGCAAGAGAACATACGCCACACGAAGGCGACGGTAAAAAACGTGGATTTAACGTTATAACGGGCGAACTCGAAGCGCATTGGGAGGCCCGTTTTGTTGTTCATGCCTTTTCTGATACAGTCGGCTCCGTCATATTGTCAAACGATATGCAGTACGCGAGCTATGTTCAGAACGGGCACCGTTTAACAAGGCATTTCGTGCCGTGGCTTTATGTTGACGGCATGGGAACTATCTCATACGAAACGAATCACGCACAGCCAATGTTCGGTATGGTTGTTGGCACAAAGACCAAATACGTCAAAGGCGTAGACATGGTTGGCCCGGCGATAAAAGCATTCAACGAGTCTTTCAAGAAAATGAATGACGACCTTGCGAAACAAATTCTCGATCTTGACGATATTGATTAGCGCTTTTTAGGCGAATGCTCTATAATGCCCACAGAATCGCCTCTGCGCGTTTCATTTCGATTGACAGTCAAACACACAGGCCACACAATTTAACCCCCTGTGGATTGAACGTGGATTAACTGAGCGGCATTCTGAAATGAGCATTGAGATCACGACACAACTTATCCATGCGAGTTATGCGTCAGTCATTCGCACGATAGACGAAAACGCGAACATCTACGACAACCCGAATCAGCAGGGCACGTATTATCCGGCATGGTTCATTGTCCATCGTTCGCCTGTTGAGCTTCAAAAGGGAATCGGCAGGTGGACTCTCGTGTATCAGATTGATATCTGGTACATGCTCAAATCGAATCAGACACGTCTTTATGATCAGTACAGTGCTATCGCCGAACAGCTTGATGATAAGTTGGAATATTTGCCAATTTTTGGCACTGATGCTTGTGTTCACGTACTTGATCGATCGTGGGGATTAGAGCTTGACGCATTGAAATATTCAACGACGCTCAGACTTTATGCGAGCAAAGGCCCGAAACCGGTTATTCCTTACATGGAAGTTATCGAGGATCTCAGAGTGTTCCTCAAGGGCCTAAAGCAAGAGTTTTACACGTTGTCATTCACGAACACAGACCATCCGGATTTCACTGTCGATCTGCCGGATGATATCGTCGTTAGTGCTAACGCGTTTGTCAAATTGCCGTCTGTTTCCGGCAAGCATACAGAAGACGAAGAGACGTGGGTAACGTCTCGATGGGATATTGGTGAGTTTGGTTCATCTGTCAAAATGGATGAAGATAAAGTTGCAAACCTTTTGTGGGAAGAGCTGCAACTATTTGTTGTTTCGTTCGCGAACACGACGTATCCGCAATTTGACGTTGACCTCCCGGAGCAAGCTGTTGTCATTGCGGGAGAATCAATAACGCTTCCATCGGTTTCAGGGCAATTCGTTGAGGATGGCTATGTTTACACGCCATCTGGTTGGGACATTGGCGATTTTGGTTCTGAGTTTACGCCGACAGGTAACACCATCGCCAATCTCATCTTCAGCGCCGAGAAACAGTATGAAGAAATTACGCTGTACATACGAAGTGGCAACAAGAACATTCAAACGCGTGTTACAAGCCGTTTTACTGGTGATGTAAATAGTTCTTTCGTGTATCAGCTTTATAAAGATGAAAATTTAACAATACCGTGGGCTGGTTACGATTATTCAAACGATTATCAAGTTGGCTATATAGGAACGCTCGATGGGGAGTGGCATAGGCGTATTGATAACATCGGCGATATGCCAGATACAACCGTATCAGAAGGTGTCACATTGGCATTCGTATTGTTAGACAATAGTAAAATTTGGTTGTGTTGCAATTCGTCATCTGGACTTACATCGTCGCCAGTTAGCGGTGTTATTGTTTTGCGCATTTATCCGAAAGGACAACAGTATCATGCCGCATACGCATACGGATCATCAATGTATGAGAATGCATATATTGGCATCAGCTCTAGCAAGATATGTACAAATGGGCCGGGGTCGTTGCAGTACATACAAACCCCGCACCAATTTCCGCATATAACGCTTCAAAAAGTTTTGGGTGCTGCGGGTAACGAAATAACAGTAACAAATTTTGTCACAGGTCAAGGGGAAGACGGCACGAGGTTCCATGTTTTCAATAGCGGAACGCGTGAAGCGTATATTAGAACGGTGATATTTACCCTAGAGTACCCGGTTATTGGATACTGGCTAAGACCAGAGGGAACAAACATATCCGCATTAAGTGACGTTGCTTACCCGCTTATGAATCTCGGCGGCGAGATTATTGAAATTGATAACGATTTTGACTATTTCCCTATTGCTTTGATACAGCATAATGGAAATTATGCGACACAGACTTACAGTTACTTGAATAACGCGACAATGGGTGCTTTTGATCCGGAACACCCAACGTGGTTGTGTTTTAAGCAGATTAGCGGCACACTATCGCTGTCTTATGTCCAGTATTACAAAAAACCGAAATCATAGGACTCATTATGCTAAACGCAACGATTTTCACACAAGACGTATCACTCGGTTGGGATCCGTCAAACACAATAACACTTAGAGGTTAAAGGAGAAAACACATGAACAACTTAAAACGTTACATTGACATGGCCGTGAGAAGGGAAATCAGAAGAGTTTCGGATGGAGACGGCGATGAAATCTATTACTTGTCGAAATGCCTTGATCAATGCGCTACGTGGATGAAAACAGAAAGCGAAAAGCTAAAACAAGCTCATTCAAAATTCGTCAACAGTTCTGCAAATCGGAAAGCTGCCGAAATTTATGAAAAGGCAGTTGATAGATCGATTTCAAATTTAAAGCCAATTTATGAAGATGGAATGGAAAAACTTAAACAATTAAAGAATTTGCTCGGTAAATGGATGGCATGATTTTAGGTTGATTTTCTGTTGCACGCACAAGGTTTGCGTGCAATACTGATTTCGAGTCTTTTTCTTGGGAGCCAACGACATGAGTAAGAACAAAGCAAAACAAAATGAACCGAAACAGGATGAAACGAAACCGGCAGCCGAAGAGCCGATCTATCTTCGCGATACGCTCATCGAGATGCAGCCCTTCAAAGACTACGGGTTCGACAAGTACATGCTTCGGGCTTTGTTGCCAGAAAACACCTATACCTTAAATCAGGCAAAGGCGCTCGTAGAAGCGTATATTAACAGAAAGTAGGAGGAACAAAACATGGCAGGTGGTACATGGATTGATCAGAACAAACTCCGCCCCGGAGTTTACATCAATTACAAGTCATCCCCATCTTCGTTGGCCACAATGGGCGAACGCGGCGTTGTCGCGATTGCTCGTCCGTTAAACTGGGGCCAGAAAGGGAAACTTTACACAATCGAATCTCCGGAAGATACCGAGCAGTTCGGATACCCGATCACGGCTGATGAGATGCTTTTCTTGCGTCAGATCCTTGCCGGTTCGAGCCGTACACAGGGCGCGACGAAGGTTCTGGTTTGGTCGCTTGAAGAAGAGCAGGGAACCGCTGTGAAAGCGACCGGCTCAATCGGTGATTTGACACTTGAAGCCGTAACCGCAGGTTCACAGGGCAATCTTATCTCTGTTTCCGTGGCCGGTTCCGGTGCCCCATTCACTGTTACCACGAATTATGACGGTGTGAAGGTCGATTCTCAGACCGCATCTGCCATCACCGATCTGGTCGCGAATGATTATGTCGTATTCGGTGGCACCGGCAGCTTGAGTGCAGGAACCGATACTCTCAAAAAAGGCAAATCGACAGTCGGCACCGCGTCTGTTACGGTCGGCAATCTCACCGCAACGGCAAATTACCCAGGCTCTTATGGCAATCGTCTTTCGATTGTCATTACAGCAGGCGCAACGTCCAACTATATCGTGCAAACACTTCTTGACGGGCAGCTTGTCGATACTCAGGATGTGACTGCAATTTCTGGCCTTGTTCCGAATCCCTACATTACGTTCAGTGGTGCGGGTTCCATTACGATATCAACTGGAGCTCCATTGACAGGTGGTGCAGACGGCGATCCACTTGACACTTCGTACAGTGATTTCAGAACTGCCATCTCGTTGCAAAAGTTCGACGTTGTTATCTATGACGGAACCGATGCCGATATGAAAAAGGCTTTTGCTGATTTCGCAATCGACTTGTCAAACAAGGAAGGCATTAAGTGTCAGGCCGTTCTGAGCGATTACAATTCCGCGAACAATGAGTGTGTCATTTCTGTGTATCCCCAGAAGGTTACGCTGATTGACGGCAAGCAACTCAAGCCAGAACAGCTCACGTGGTGGGTTGGTGGCGTTTCCGCCGGTGCAAATGCGTTCGAGTCTTTGACATTCGCTTCTTACCCGGATGCCATTGAGGTTGACCCTGTGTTGAGTTCATCTCAGCAGGAAGCCGCAATCTCAGGTGGCCAGTTCGCTCTTATTTCCCAGTTCGACAATATTCAGGTTCTTACCGATATCAATTCGTTCCGCAGCTATACCCCGACAAAGGGTAAGGCGTTCAGCAAAAACCGCGTAATCCGCACAATCTTTGGCCTCTGTAATGACATTTACAAGGCGTTCGCACTTTACTATATCGGTGCGGTTCATAACGACGAAGAGGGCCGCAAATCGCTTAAGGCCGAAATCCTCAACCTTATGAATCGTTATCAGGGCAATCGTGCGTTACAGAACGTAATCGCTGACGACGTTAATGTCGAGAAGGGAGTCGATTCAGACGCCGTGACGATTGAAATTTATTGTCAGCCCGTTGACAGTATCGAAAAGATTTACATCAACATCACCATTTCTTAACGTGGAGGTGACACATGTCATTTTTGCTTGAACGCGATGCGTTAAACGGAAAAGAGGGCCGTGCGATTATCACAGTGAACGGCAGCCAGAAAGAGCTTTTCGGCTGCAAGAACGTCAAGGTCGATTACAGCCTTGACTCTGCTGATTTCAAAGTTGTCGGCACTCGCCTTGTTCAGAAAAAGACAACTGGTATCCAGTTGACAGGTTCGATGACAATTGTCTATGGCACGCCAACATTCAAACAGATGGTGCGTGACTACATGGTAAGTGGCGTTCCTCCATATTTTACGTTGCAGGTTACAAACAATGATCCGGCGACGTCTGTTGGTGTTCAGACAATTGTGTTTTACAATTGTCGTCTCAACAGCGGCAACCTTGCTCAGTTAGATGCCGATGCTGATTTCTTGACTGAGGATGTCGGGTTTGACTTCACCTCGTTCGAGATTTTGAGTGCATTCCATGATCCCGCTCAGTTGGGCGGTGGGCTTTCTTAAAAAGGAGCTTGGTTATGAACTTGAAACACTACATTGATCGCGCAATTATGCGGGAATTGAAACGGCACAACGACATCGACAAAGCCGGTGTCGTTTCTGCTTACAACAAGATTAACAAGCGAATTGCGTCCGAAATTCGTGGCGGCAAAGAGCTGGCTCTATATGATAATTACGCTTTTCAAAACAAAATCAAATTCGAGAACTGGGACGGTGTTTATGCCCAGTTGAAAGGGCTTATTGGTTTTTTGAAAGAACACAAACGATATGAGCCAGACTGGGCAAAATCTCCAAAGGCTGACGATTTGATTCGTGAAATCGACAAGTTGGCAAATGAAGTCAAACGCTCCTTTAATACGACACTTTGAGGTGGATTATGAACTTGAAACGCTACATTCAGTTTCGTGTCAGACGAATTATTGACGCCGCAGAAGTCCCGGCAGATCTTGTTTCAAATCGCGAAAAGTTACTCGATAAGATGCTAACGCTTTGGTATAAGTGGAAAAAATCTGTTGAGCGGGAAACAAAAGCATTGGTTGCTGATTTCAAAAAAACTGAAAAGGCCAAAAAGGCACCGCCTAAAACATTACTGTCGAAAGCGGACAAACTCTACAAATCGATACAGCCTGTTTGTCTTGCCTATGCAAAGGTCAATCAGAAACTACAGTCCGGAAATCCCACTTCTGCTGAAATGTCTAAAATCGGTTTAAGTGGCAAAGTGGTCCCGATTCCACGTGGTGTAAAGGGCGATGATTTGCTTCGTTCAATCAATCGCAATAAGATTCCGGCTGAGGACTTTGATGGCTTTGAAATTAGCGGAATGCAACAGGGTATCGCATCCGTCTTTGCACCATATTATAACGTTGCGACCAAAACTCTCAGCACGAAATTAGCTGCCGCATCGGAAGAGGAAAAACTTGCAAAGCCGCAAATGACACCCAAGGCTCCAATCATGGCTGAACCTGAGAAATTGAATATTTCTAACAGCCCTGATGCGAACATAAAAAACTTTAAATCGTCTTATGATAGATGGCATAGCCAGATAGAAAGGGCTCATGAAGAGTTATATTCGGCCTACGTTAATGTTTCTGGTTCCGGCGTAACAAAGGAAGCCCAAAGCAAGGCAAAAGCTGTTGTGGCACGTGCATTAAATACTTTTTCCGACTTGACTGCCGCGTTTCCCAACTTTGCAAAGTTGGCAAAAGGAATCCTAAAACGGGCCTTCAAAAGTGACGTAAATCTACGTTGGGAATCATGGCTTTCTTTTGTCTCTAAAAAATTTGGCGTTCCGGTCGCCTTTCTTGAAGAAACAAAGAACACCGATAGAGAACTTTGGAGAAAGTTATTAGATGCCGGATACGAATTAGTTCCGGAGATGTATGCTAACATCAATAACATTGTGTATAGAACAGCCGATTTATCCCCATCTCAATCTGCTGACTTTAACAAATTGAAAGAAATTGGTGCGAAAGCACAAAAACTTGAACAACAAGCTGAAAGTCTGCTAAAATCCATATCTACTAGGTCCAGTCGTAAAGAGCTAATGGAAATAAAAAATAAAGCTGAAAAAGGAGTGAAGACGTGCCGTGATCTCACTGAAAAGGCCAAATCTTTGAGAATTGCGATAGGATCGTATGACGCAGAACGCCTCGAAAGCACTCTCCGATTCCAATATTCGAGTGTGGAATATACGTTTGACAAGGCACGGGGAAAGGCAGAAGAATATATTAAGGATATCGATGATATGGAGTATTTCCGGCAGTCCAAAGGCGACTACAATTAGGTCATAACCCTTTCGGAGTGATTTTAATTACACACACAAAAAAAAAGGAGCCAAACAATGAGCGATTTAACTGCATTTCTTAATCCTGCATACAGCGAAAAACGCGTAACATTCACTATCGGAGACCGTTTCCTTGACGAAAATGGCGAGCCGATAAAGCTGATCATGCGTTCGATCTCTCAAGAAGAGCTTGACGCCATTGGGCGAAGATCAACCCACACGATTGACGTCGGTGGTTCTAAGGTCGAAAAGCTCGACGAGGATGAGTATATTAGCCGGTGCATTGTGGCCTCTATGGTGTTTCCTGATTTAACCAATAGAGAAATTTGCCTGAAATGTAAAACCGAAGATCCAGTTTATGTCCCCCGCCGACTGTTTTTACCGCCTGAGTACAAAAAAATTAGCTCAATCTTCGGCGGCTTGCACGGTGTGGATCCAGACGAAAGACTGTCTTCTCTCGGTGAAGTCACAAAAAACTGATCGACGCCGCAGAACGTATCGTGAAAAGCAATTCCGATATCGATGCGGCAATCTGCTATTATTGTTTCATAAATCACGGCACGCTCCCGCACGAAATTCTTTCGCGACCACCACGGGAGCGAGCCTTCATTTATGCGATGATGAAGCAGGAAGTAAAAGTGCGTGAAAATCTCAAGAAAAAAGCCTAAACTCAGTTTGGGCTTTTTTTTTGTATTCGGAGGATAAAAATGCCAGACATCCGTTCGACAATAGAAATCGTAGACGAGTTCAGCAAGCCATTAAAGGATTTAACCGATGGGACGCTTGACGCAATAACAGGCACAAAGGCGTTGGTAGAGGCGTTGACAAACGAATCCGAAAAACTAAAAGATGCCAAAGAAGACCAAGAAAAATACGCGCGCCAACTAAAGTTTTTGCGTGAAGAATATTTTTCATTCTCAAAAGTCGCAGAAGGCGTGATAAACGTGTTTAAGTCTACGGCAAGCGTGTTCAGCAATGTGTTCGGGGAGATGAAGTCTGTCATTGAAACAGCGATGGAGGACATCGAGATAACCGACAAAATGAACGCACTCTGGGATGGCGCGGGACAGGTCGCAAAAGATCGTGCCTATAAACTTGCGAACGAGCTTGGCCAAAGCCAAAGGATGGTAACAGGACTTGCGGCGAAGGCTGCATTTGAGGGCATAGGCACGGCAGATTTTGAGCGAATGATGCGACTTGCAGACCGTGTCGCGAAATTAAAGCCGGGCGAAACGACGGAGGGCGCCGCAAACACACTTCTTGACAATATAAAACGAGGGCATGATGCGGGGAGTATTTCGTCTCTACTCGGTGGCGGTCAAAAAATGGAACGAGATCTTCGTCGATCCGGATATGAACGGGCGCTGAGGCGCGGTGATGTTAGCAAGGCGTTAGAGATTGCCGAAAAGGTTGCGAAGCAGGCGGGGCTGACGGATGAACGGTATAAAAAGGCGAGCAAGAGTCTTTCGCAGAATTATGCAAGAATCGGCAATGTGATTGAAAACACGAAGCAAAGATTGCGCGAGATCATGTCTCGATACCTTGAGCCTATTATGCAAAAAATAGCGGATACGCTCGAAAGCGAAAAGTTTCAGCGCGTTGCAAGCATTATTGAAGGCGTTGCGAAGAAAGCGATGTCTGTTGTGTCTGGCGTATTTGATTTTGTTTCCGAACACATTTATGGCGTTGGCTTGGCACTAGGGACTATATTCGTTGCGTCAAAAGTTCAGCCATTTCTTGGGATGGTGACGAAAATCGTACCGGCATTATTGAGCGTAAAAAAAGGCATCCTCGCAATCGGAACCGCCATGAAACTCGCGTTTATTGCCAATCCAGTCGGAATCGTTATCGGTGCTATTGCGGGGTTAGGATTGGCGATAGGAAAAGCGACAGGGAAGGTTGCGAGTCTCGGCGGTGCGTTGAGTGCATTGGCAAAAATGGCCGAAGTGTTGTTTTATAACATATCTTTGATTGTTGATGAGATTGTTAATGCCGAAGAGCGAAAAGAGCGCATTGAAGAATTCAGCTCAAAAAATAAAGATATCGTTGATGCCATTTCTGAAACAGAAAAGGAAATAGTCGAAAGGACTAATTTGTTGAACAACATGGCTAATGCTATAAACGCCAGGCATACAGGAATGACGGGCGAAGAAAGCAAAGAGTTTGAACGTTTGACGTCAGAAAGGAACAAACTTTTTGCCGAAAGAGAACGCCTGCTTTCCGAGCAAAAGCAAAACTTTACCGATTGGGAAAATTTCGTCAAGCCCGGATTCAGGGGGATGGATGAAGTGGCTGATGCGGCCCAAAAATCGAATGAGGAGTTTGTTGACGATTTGTTGGGCGGCATCGATAGCATTATCAACAAAAAAGATAAACGCGAGCAGCAGCGACACAATTTCTTTATGAATTGGGCGAACAAACAGTCTTGGATGCAGTCGTACATAGCAAAGATCGAAAATGGAATCGCAACAAACACTGATAAGATTCGCGAATACAATGAGCGTGAAGAAGAACTTCGGTGGCTGAAAACGTTCAGCGACAGGCAGATCATGTCATCCATTAGTAACTCGACAAGCAACGTTCAAAATAACACTTTCAACCGCATGTCAGATCAGGGCTATATAGAACGAGCGAGGAGTTTGTCGGCCCGTGGAACTCGCGCTAAATTTGGATCGCAGGGGTAAAGATTATGTCAGACTACATGATTTGGTTCGACGTTGAGGGTTTTGAGGAAATTCAGCTTCCGGTAAATCCGTCCGAAGTCACTATCACCTATCCGGGGAATTTGTCGAATTATGACGTTGAGGGTATAGGTGAGATTATCATTCCTCGGCTTCCGAAGTTGGCGACTGTTACATTCGATTCGTTTTTTCCGAGGGAAGGCGTTTACACGACCTTATCTTCTCTCGCATCCTTTTATTCGCCTGAGTGGTATTACACATTTTTCCGTAGACTTCAGAAGCTGAAAGAGACGTTCAGATTGACCATTGTCCGGCAGTACGAGAACTCTGCATCCGGAACTCCGTCGATGAACAACTTTGACACTGTGTTTAATAGTGCCGTTTTGATGGATTTTTCCATCACCGACAAGGGCGGGGAACCGGGGGATATTTATTTCTCGATGTCGATCAGTGAATATCGTGATGCTTCTCCACGGTCTTTAGCCGAAATAGCCAGACAGGATGTTGATGAAAAAGGAAACATTACGCTTCAAAGACTTGTTCCGGTTCCGAACAGGCCGGCGCAAAAGGGTGTAATTACGACTGAAAGTTTAGTCACGATAAACGGGAAAGTGTACACTTCCGAATCAGAAATAGCGGATGACTGGAAAAAGACTAAGCAACAGGCGAATCAGGTAGATGGCCTTGTTACAAGGGTATTGCCGCCACAAATGAGCAATAAGCTCCATAGCGTTTACATAAATGGTTTGGGGTGGGTAAACAAATCCGACTGCGAGCTGCAATCCCAAAAGGGGAATGTGAACGTCGTAAAGGGGTTAATCGGAAATGAATAGTGCAACACGCCTTATAATCAAGGATATAAACCACACAAAGTCCGGCGCGCAGCTCACGGAAGATGACGCATATATTTACTATCCGAGCAAATTAACGCTATCTACAGAAGCACGCGTGTCTGCTGCTCAACTGACCGGCGAAATTCCTGTCGTTGACGGCCTTTTGCCTGAGCCTGGGTCTATGTGTATCCTTGACGCGACAGATGACAGCGGCAAGTTTGTTCGT